GTTGGATAGATTGTTAAGACATCAACGTCACCGTACAATTTGTCTGGATAGTTTTCAAGATCATCTTGCCACCAGGTTCCTGAGCCAACCGGTTGACCAAAGTCCATTGGTGGAAGATCAATTGATTCTAAGTGCTTATTAAATTGAGCATTTACCCGTGCTAAAACTTCAACGGTCTTTTTAATCGCCATTGGGTTCAAGACGGTGTTTTGAGTCTTGACTGTACTCCAGCCACCCTCTGCAATAAATTGCTCAAATAATAATACCTTCTTCATAGTCTATATATTATAGGAACTCTAATTCATTAGTTTTAGGATCCCAATCTACCGTGATTGGTTTATTAACCACTTCATATCTTTCATTCAAGACAGCAGCATTAATAAAATGTGTGCCTTCATAGAACTTATAGCCATAACTACCATGGATATGGCCAAAGACATGAATCTTTGGTTTAATTGTGTCGACTCTATGTCTCAGTATTTCACAGCCTAGATCGCCTTCGTTATATGGAGGTCCACTTACATCTAAATGCCCTTGCGGTGGTCCGTGAGTAACCAGGATCTCTGTATCTTCTGGAATATCTTCCCAGACCTTAGCCAACTCTTCACCACATCTTGGTAGATTAAAAGCCCAGTGGCAAAATTCAGGCTGCCAAGGGGAACCATAGATCTTAACCATTTCATCTGGAAAATCACCATACTCAAAGCCACTGTCCTGCATATAATCAACGCAATATGAATTGACGATCTCAGCCACCTTTTCAGGTTCATTCTCAAACATGCGATCGTGGTTGCCAGCAATAAAAGCGCACACGTAATAGTCTTGAGCCTCAAACCACTTACAGAAGTCTGTGACTTCATAAGCGCTATAACCGCTATTCATAATGTCTCCAGCATGAATTAGGAGGTCTCCACCTGGTAAATCTAGTTGACGGTGTTTAGTGTGTGTATCACTGATAAATGTTATTCTCATTTCTTTGGTTTATATGGTTTAATTAAGCAAGTTGTACATATTTTATAAAGGGGCAAACCTTGTGGTATTTTATCCCCACACTGAGTGCACCTCTTTTCTTTTATCTCTTTTTTGTCCATTGTTTACATTAAACTTTCAGGAATGTAAAGAACCGTTGGGTTCTTTTTCTGTATATCTATCTCAGGATAATGCTTCTTAAACTCCATCACATCAAACCTTTTCGTGATTAGATGGTAGCCATTTTTAGTTGGTATTGTAGTTTCAATTTTATTACCTTCAGGCCTAAGTGAATTAATAAATTTAGCAACTTCTTCGGCAAATCCTACATCCTTTACATCCACATCCACAACCCATCGCTTTTCTTGAGTTTTAATCTGACCGACAACTGAGTCAAAAACATGTTGCTGGTTAATCTGACCGCTTTGGATCCGATCGACAATAGTCTTAATCATGCTCATACCAACGTCAAAATGACTCTGTTTTTGTACGTGGATATATGCGCGAGCCTTAAAGACTTCACATAGAGTCTTGATCTCATCGTATCGCTTTTCCAAGTACTCGACTGAACTAATTGTGTAAGCTTTGATAGTTCTTACCGATTGATGGTTATCACGCTCGTCTTCAGGTTGGTCCTTTTTACGCTTCATTACATAAAGCATATAGAAGTCGCCCTCGTTTTCGAAGTTAAGTAACTCTTTGATTAGTTCTAAATTATCGATTGCTTTCATTAGTTGTTTGCTTTATTACTATACAAATATAAACAAAAAAGATGAGACTAAAAAATCTCATCTTAATCTTTTTCAAAAAAATATTAACAATCTTCTAAGTTCTCATTAGATGGTTTAGAATCAATATTCCATGAGTCTTCCCAAAAAATAAACTCTTGTCTGTTCATTGAGCTGTTTCTTCTAAGTTAATCTTACTAAACTCAAATTTTCCTTTGATGTGTTCGTTTAGCGCTCTACCTTGAGATTCTGCGTTTGCAAATTGAGAATAGGTTTCCGGATCTACACCCTCATAAACATAAGTAGCTCCATTAAAATGAACTGTAAGAATTTTATGTTCAAAGTTATAAGAACTTCCGGTAATCATTGAAGAATTGTACGTGTTAATTTGAGTCTTTATCATAACAAATCGTTTAGTACTTATATCCTTTAATCTAGCGAAGTTTCATTTTTGGCATTGAAAATTTAGGAACGCTTAGTTTAGGTGACTTTGGGTTAGGACCCTTGCCTATGTTTGGTACTCCTGGAGTTGGTCTTTTATTTGTGTCTGGAATTGATGGACTTGGCCTTGAAGTATCTATTGCTGGAACTTTACCAACTGTTGTCTTCTTACTCTTTTTTGTACTTGTATCTGGATCTTTTGGTTCTACACCTTTGGTTTCTTGAGAATTAGATCCAGCATCAGACATCCAAGTATTAATTTTAGACATTGCTTGTCTTTCAATCCAACCCTGTTCAGTGTCTGAAGTTTGTCTAGACGTTTTAGTTTCAATAATCTCAGTATCTGTGCTTCTGGGTTGAGGTTCTAAACTACCCTGTTTTGTTTTTATATCTGTATCAGTTGTGTTTTTAAAATCTACAGGCTTGGGATTCTTAATATTACTATCAACTTCTGAATTTGCTTGCACTTTTGGATCTACCATTTCTTTCTCTCGAACAGATCTGTATTCAGCATTTTTTTGATCAGCTGCTGATTCAGTCTGAGAAATTGACTTATTTATGCCAGATGTTGTATCAATTTGAGAAGTTATTTGAGTTGGTGGAGGATTAATTGCACTTGGATTACCATTCGCATTTATTTTAGAGAATGTGCTACCTGGAGAATTAAAATGAAGTGAGTCATTTGCCATTATGCAAATCCTTTATTCATTTTAACTATTCTTTGTAGTTCTTCAATTGCATCGACAACTTCACTCATATCTGTATTAGAAATTTGAGGAGTTGACGAAGAGCCTCCGCTTCCACCTCCGGTAAATTTAGAAACAAAGCTAGAAATAGCTCCCGTTGCTTTTTCAAGAGCACCTGAAGATTTAGCACCATTTTCAGTCTGAGCATCAACGCTACCTCCAAATTTACTAATCATGTCTGATAATTCTTGAACTGCATTTACTAGTGACTTTCCAAGTTTTTCCATTGCATTGTCTCCTCCAAATTCATTTAAATATGCAAGAGCCTTAATCATTTCAGTTGTCTTATCAATTATTTGCATATCCATTCCAGACTGTGCAGTTTTAATAGCCACAAAACCGTCTGCAACCTTATTTAAGAATTTTGGGTACTCTGTAAAATATTGATCCATTCGCATACCAGTCGCTTGATACATTGGATTTTGAAGCAACAATGGAGCTAGCGAAAGGTCTCTGAGTTTATTGATATTATCGGCAGTTGCTAGGTTAATAAGACTTTTAAAACTTTCAGATAATGGTTTCATGGCATTAGCAGTTTTTTGGACTGTCGAGTGCATTCCTACCAATTTTTCTAGAATTTGCATCGGTCCCTCTTTTTCATTTCCAGCAACCCAATCAACAAAGCTTGATGCAGCATTTGCAAGAGAGGCTCCAAGTCCAGCAACTGCAACTCCAGCTACGGCAGCTGCAAGAGCAATAAGAGATCCTGAAACTGCAAGAATACCTCCTGCAAGAGGAACAAGATTTTCAACTCCAATTTCATTTTTTAAACGAGCAAGAACATCAACAATACCATTTACTGGTGCCAGCAACGCGTCAGTTAATCCTGCAGCAACTTGTGCTAATTTTCCTGCAGGTATATATGATAATATCCATGCAACTGCAAGAATACCAGCTGCAATTATAATCATTCCGACAACACCTAGTGCGATTGCTGCGAGACCAGTACCTCCTGTTGCCATAATAATAGCACCAATAATACCGACAACTACACCAAATCCAACAAGAGCTACCACTGAACCAAGTACCCATCCCATTGGTACTTCAGTAAATGTATCTGGTAGAATGCTAAAGATCCATGCAACTGCAAGAATACCTACGGCAACTGCAGCCATACCAATTACACCAAATAATAGGTCTTTAATAGGTAACTTTCCAACTGTTTTTGCAAGTATTACAAAACTTAAACCAAACACGGCAAGTGCTAGACCTGATTTTAAAGACCATTTCCAAGGAGGTGCATTAAAAGTTTCAGGTAAGAAGGTAAAGATCCAAGCTGCCGCAGTTAATCCAATCGCAATTAATGGAATTGCAGCCGTAGCCATTAATATATCTTTAAACTTTAATTTTTTAGTATTCTTAGCAATTAAACTATATGCAAAAGCTGCTCCAATCATTACAACACTGATTGCAAAAGCAGTTCCAAGTTTATCCATTGAAACTGGAACAATGTATTGCATAATTTTAGAACTTAACGCTATAGCACCGGCCATTCCTATCATTGAAAGTAGAGCGCCGCCAATCATCGAGAATAGATCTTTAGTATTAATCTTTCCTGTTTTCTTTTCTTTAACTCTTGCAAGTGCTCTAACAACTTCAGCATATCCATATGCCATTCCAACCATTGCAAGCCCTATAAGAAATGCTGTCTTAGCTTGTTCCATTTTAATTGGAACAATGTATTGCATAATTTTAGAACTCAAAGTTACAGCAGCTGACATTCCAACCATTGAAAGTAGAGCACCACCAATCATCGAGAATAGATCTTTAGTATTAATCTTTCCTGTTTTCTTTTCTTTAACTCTTGCAAGTGCTCTAACAACTTCAGCATATCCATATGCCATTCCAACCATTGCAAGCCCTATAAAAAATGCAGTTCCTATTTGCTCCATTTTAACTGGAACAATGTATTGCATAATTTTAGAACTCAAAGTTACAGCAGCTGACATTCCAACCATAGCTAATAAACTTGAACCCATAAGCATGAATGCTCCCTGTCCATTTAAGCCAACACCTTTAGCATCTTTAATATTATCTCCACCCTTTACTTTAGATAGAACACTTGCAATTTGTACAAATGCATATGACATTGGAATAAAAGCAACCGATATTGCAAGAGCTGTAAGTAATTGAGCTCCTTTAACAATTGGAATAAATGTAAATATTCCGGCCGCTGCTACGATTGCAGCTGCGATCCCTACCATTGCAAGTGCGGCGATACCGATCGTATCTTTATTAAGTTTATCCAATCCGGCAAAAGAACTTGGTTTTGGTCCTTTTACTTCTTTTTCTTTCTTGGCTTTAGATTTGGAACCGCTAGCACCTCCACTTAACAGATTTCTAATGTCTTTAAGTATTGAAGTTTGTGTTTTTAACTCTGATGCCTGGTTTTCATTATATCTTATACTTTCTACTGAAATCTCATACAACATTGTAACCTTTTCCTCAACAGATGCTGAAAGGTTAGATAATTTCTGTACTGGCGAAAGTATTGCTGTGAATTGTTTATCGGTCACACTATTGTTCTATTTTTAATAGACTATAATCTAATAGTATATATCAAAGAAAGGGGAGCTTAGCTCCCCTTTCAATTAAAACTTAGGAACGTTCATTTTTGGTACTTTAATATTTGGTACCTTCATGTTACCCATTGCATTATTGGTTTGTTCTTGTTGTCCTTTATTTGCTTCGTTTTCTTTCTTAATAAATTCAATTAAATCTTTAACAATATAGTGGTATTCATAATACTCCATTCTATCCAACTCACTTGGTTGTAGATGTAGGTGCTTATAAATCCAAAATCTAATCTTAAAGAAGTTCTCCAGAGAGATCTTGAACAATGAAAAGAGACTTGATGCCGTCGCGAAAGTTAATAGGAATAGAGGCCTCCTCATCCTCTATAGTAACCAATAATTCGGGTTTAATTCCTACTTTTACTTTTTCAGCTAACTTATATAATAATAAATACTGTCCGTTAGACCATCCGTTCATTTCTACCTCAAGTTCGAAAAGTCTTTTTTGGTTAAATCTTCTCCAATCTGTAGCAACATATGGAGCTACTTGGATTAGGGACTGGTCAATATTTTGACCCTTGTCTCTTTGTTCTTTAATATACTTGGTAATTTCCTGCATTACGCCAATTGATGGTGGACGCATGAATATTTCACCATAGCTTTTTGTTCTAATCACATAACCTCTAGCTTCAGAGTCATAGTATTTCTCAACATCTTCAGGGATTCTAAAGTAATCAAAGTATTCACGTTTGATTTCAATCTCGTGATTCTTACCACTTTTAGATGTAAAATCTACTTTTAGACTATTTTCAGGTTCTGGAAATGTTAAGTCTCTAATGGAAAGAATTAAGATAAATCTGTCCTCTTCACAAATATCTTTATATGAAACTCTAGAAGTTTTAGAACTTACCATTGTACAAGCTTCTACAATTGCATTTAATTTATCATCTACGTCTAATAAATTATTCTCATCAATAGTAGAAAAGTGTCTGATTTCAGCAACTTTAGCTGCTCTAATTTTAAGAACCATGTCAGCTGGATAAAATCTACCCTCTGATGGTAAACTACTTAATGGGACTTCATGCCATCCAAGTGCTAAATCTGGGGCAGTTGCAGTATCAGGCTTAAACTTATCCATGTTAACACTGCCAAGTCCTGCTTGGTCGATTGCAGCCTCCATTTTTTCTACACCTGGAGATTGCGGTTCAGAATTTTGACGCTCTCTAGCTTCTAATTCTCTAGCAAGTTCTTCGCTATTTCTGTTGTCTTCTATCATTTTACTTTTCTTTTAGTTTATTAATATGCTTTTTAACGATTGATTCCTGTTCTCCTCGTGAGTTACTTTGTAACTCCTTTTGTATTAACGATCTAATAAATGCACTTACCGATATTGGTCTAGTTTGATTTATTATTGCATCGTTTAATATCAGTCGATTAACTTCATCTACTTCATCCTCAGTCAAGAGTACTTGCAGCTTCTTAGTTAACTTGTGATTTTTTATAGACATAATATATTGATATTTTAATATGTTTTCTGTGCAAAAAGAAGGGAAGGACCTTGGGATCCTTCCCTTACTTAAAATAATCTTAGTTTAATTCTTCTGAGAATGTATCACATCTCCAAGTTACCTCTAGTGTTTGAGGATCTGTAGTTTCATATGATAATTCGCCAGTGAATCCAAGTGCTGAAGTAATGAAACAATCTTCAAGCGTTACTTTTCTGTAGATGTCTCCAGCTCTATTGAACTGTACAACAACAATTGTTCCAACATAATCCTTTTTCAGACCCATTTCACCAGTTTCTGGATTGTACTGCTTTCTGTACCATTCTCTCATTGTTTTATAAACATAAGCCTGGTTAGAGTCGTTAAGGTTTAACGAGAAATTAACTGTAATGTCGTGTGCTGTTCCATCTGGCATACCAGCATAGGAACGTGTAGCGAACTTGTATTTTTGTTCAACAGCTGCAACCTCTCTGTAAAGTGTCTCAAGACCAGAGATTGAGTTGACGTGTTGTAGTAGCAAATCAGCTCCTGCTACTCCATCCGGTGGAAGAATACTTACTTCAAACAGGTTAGCCTGTACTGGCTCGAAGTGTTTACTCTTCTTACTTGTTTGATCTTCTCTATAATGTGGTAAAGCCATAATTCTTTATCTTATTTTATTTATATATCTTTCTTATCCGAAGTTACCTGCTTCAATATCTCCAGTATTTAGTACTGTTACTCTAGAAACTAGAATTTCAAGACCTTTAACTGGTTCAACATATGTATCAAGGATACCCATGTTATTATCAATAACCTCATTTGTGTTGTTTGTCGTATCCATGATGTTTCTATAGTCGTAGATACCTTGATCAGTTCTTACTGATTCCATGAATGAATCTGCAAGAGTTTTGATTTCAAGTCTTGTCTGTGCAGTGTTAAACTCGAACAAGTAGTTTTGTAAGATCGCTGCTAGACCATCTTCAATATAGATCAGTACTTCTCTAACGTGAGCTGAAGAAAGAGCTGATTGAATACTTTGTTGAGCAGTCTTGTTACCTTTAATTACGATACCAGCACCTCTTTCGAATACGATTGGGTTGATACCAAATGGTTCAAGTACGTCTCTGTCGTTTTTATCAAACGCATATTCAACACCTTGTACTCCAGATCCACCAACTGCTCCTCTTCTTGGACCAGCTACGATTGACCATGGTAGAGAATCAGTGTACTTATCAATGTAGTTATTTGATACGTATGCTGCAGGTGGAATAACTTTAGTTTTTCCATTCTCTAGTACGTTTAGACCTGGACCGTAGTAGAATCCATAACTTGCTCCTTCATTAATTGAAGGTAGAGTGTATAGTAATTCTGGGTTTAGGTTTAGGTTACCTCCAGTTCCAATATAGCGAGTGTTAAATGCTCCAGTATTTTCATCAAGGAATGATGGATTGGTAGAAGCTTTAAATTCTTTTACCATTGGTGCATTTAAGATTGCTGAAACATTTTGTCTCTCTTTTGCAAGTAGAGTAAATTGTTCTTTATTTAAGATTCCACTAGCTGCTTCATAAGAACCAAAAGTATCTACTAAATATCTGAACGTGATTGCGTCTTTATCTGCTAATGTATTTGAAACTCCATTTCCAGGTGTTAATACGTCTAGTAGTTCTTTGATTGTTTTGTCGCTATTTTCAGCAGCTTCAAGAACAAATACTTTATAAGCATCTGATGCCGCATCAAAAGAACCTAATGCATAGTCTGGTGCTTGAGTTACGTCTCTATGACAAATAAACGTATATGTATATCTGTCTTGAGTATTACCATTGATTCCTAGTTCTGCTTTCTTTCTAATTTCTAAGATTCTAGCAAGTTTATCAGATCCGGCAATTGGTACATACATTCCAACTTTAATGTTGTCGCTAATTACTTTAGATTCAGCTCCTCCAGCTGATGTTGTGTATGTGTATTTGAATTCTCCAGCAGTTGCTGCATTTTCAAATGTCCATCCTGGTACATCATTTGGGAAGAATACTGTTCTTTCGTTTACTGCGATTGAGAAGAAGTCAAATGCTAATTGAGCTGTTTGATCGTAAACTGCGATTTCAGTTTGACCGATTGAAGGCTCTGTGAATTGACCATTTCCAGCAGGAACGATTGTAATAGTTCCTTGACCATCATCAGTTACGTTAAGAATTTCAACATATTCTCCAGCATTTGAGCTTGCTAAGAATTTACCTCCTGCAAGTGCACCAATTGTAGCACCGGTTAGGACTAGGTTAGCTCCTTGGAAACTAAATCCAGTAAATGTTGTGTTATTTTGTAGATCAGCAAATGCTTCATATTTTGATTTACTGATATCGTCAATTGCTACAATAGTCATATCTTGAATTGTATCTGACCATGTTTCATCTGGTACTGAAACTGAAGCAATTTGAGTATATTCACCATCAATTGCAGCATATAGGAAGTTTCCATCTAAGTCATTAACACCAGCGCTATTGATTATGCTATATTCTCCAATGTTAACATTTTTAATGGTCATTGTGTCTCCACTTACTTCAACTACTTTTTCAAATGCTGCATCTCTACCTTCATTTAGGTTTAGAGGTTGTTGTTGAATTACAACATGTGAAAGAAGTTCATAATCTTGGTAGATGTCAAAGGATTCTCCAACAAAATCGATTCTGTCAAGTGCATCTTCGTTAACTGCACAGAAAAGACCAGTTCTTCTTGATTCTGCATTGATTAGTGTTTCAATGTAGTACATTCTTCCTTCATTATCTTGGAAGTCTGGAATTAGAGAACCAGTGTACTTAGCAACTAGAGTAACCTCTCTTAAGTTGGTAAATGCGTTGAATTGCTCTGGAATGATTCCGTTTGAGTTAAAGTAGTTACCATAAGTTGGATCGTTATTTAACTCAGATGTTACGAATCTTCCTTTATAAACATAAACATCAATCATGTAATCTGAGATGTAATCTAGATCGTCGATTCCTTCAGGTACATTTCCTTCTCCATACCATTCCCTTGCAGTAACATTAAACCCTCTTGTATCTTCAGCCTGTCTTGCAACAACTGTGATTGGGTCTTGTTTAATATTTGCAAATGTAATTGCATTGTCTGAAGTTGCTGAAGTATTTCCAGCTAGGTCAAGTAATTTTTGATCTTCTGGAATCCAAAACTTATCTCTATTAAATACGTTCTTGTAGAAATCGGTACCTTCGATGGCTTCATTATCTTGTTGTGAACCATTTGTAGTAGGAGATGCCCACCAGATTTTATCAGTATCATTTGCAGAAGTAAGGTTTAGAGCGATAATTGGACCTCTTGATAGGGTCTCAATTGCCGATCTATGAAAATACATTCCCTTTCTTTCTAGTGTTTTGTCAATTGACCCAAACACTTGGATAAAAGTCTCAGTATCTTCAATAAAGACTGGAGTGTTATATGGACCCTTCTTTGAGTGACCCACCACCAATCTGATAGTCTCTGCAGGAATACTTACCGTTTGCGACTTGTCGAATTCAAGACGGTAAACACCTGAGCTCTTGAATTGCTGTAATTGAGGACTTAATGCCATAATTTTATCTTTTTATTTTTTTTTCGTATAGTATATATCTTCTACTCCTTGGTTTTATTTAAGTAGATCGTAAATATCGTATTGTAAATCTCCGTCGCTTTCAAGGTCTTTGTAAAGTATCTCTTCCATTTTTGCTTGGACTTCAGGTTCTATAAAATCTAAAAGTTCTTCGATATAATCCGCATAGTCAGTTGTATTAAAGAATTCAGTTGCTGTAATGCATGTCATAACAAGGTCATCGTTACCCATCTGGGCGCCATAACTTCCATTTGGTAAAACGCCGAATAGACTTGCCTCAGTAACTGTTTCATCATCTGTTATATCGATTCGATTATTTTTATAGAGCTTTGAAAAGTTCTGACAAAAGATTGCCTTATTATCTGCCTTTAACTTAATACCAGGCTTTAAGGTTCTTGCGTCATGTCGATGTCTAAATCTAATTAGCATCTCTTCATCAAAGTCATTTCGTTGAGGAAACACAGTTCTTAAGTACTGGAATAGGACAGTTCCATATGTGTTATATTCAATAATCATCTTTACATTTTCGTTATAGAATATATCGATCGCTAGGGTGTATAGTACTTTTGCAAAGTCTTCAATTACATGTTCATTACTTCTGAACCTGGCAACTTGCTTTAACTTAAAGAAATCATACATCGCTCCTGGATTATTAACATTCTCAATCTCCTTAAAATCCATTGGTGAAATTTGAAAGACGTTAATTACTGAATAGTCACCTCCATTTCCTTCAGCAATATCGACGTCAAATAACCAAAAGCTTTCGCTATGTCTTGCATCTTCAACATCAAAATCAGGATCCCATGCTAAGAACCCTTCAACATCAATTCCAATATTTTCAAATTCTTCCAGGTCATGATAGACATATTTCTTCATTCTCTTTCTCATCCTTTTCATATCAACGGGATCCATTAACAGGTTTGAAGAACTTACGAATTCATTACCATATTGCTTATTAAATGCTTCAATTGACCCAAGGTTTCCAAGTTCTCTTTGGTACCATGCATCGTCACGATCTGGATGTTCCCACCAGTCAATTCGCATTGAAGTATATTCATTATCTCCACGTTCAGCAGCGGCATAGATTTGATAGAACTTATTAAATCCATTTGGAGTCGAAGTGATAGTTAATCTTGACACATTTGATGCTGAAAGTGTAGGATAAACATTTTCATAAAAAGAATCTGCGATTGATGGGTGAATATGTGCAAACTCATCAATGTACAGGTTATGAATCGTAAAACCAATACCTGCCTTTGCCGTTGTAGATTGTCCAATTAAACGACAACCATTATCACAACGAACATTCATTACATCGTACTTAATAATACCTGGCTTCATAAAGAATGGAAGGTTCTCAAGTACTACTTTTGCCTTATCAATGATTTCTTTTGTCGTATCACTTTTATTTGCAAGTAGAAGAGTGTTCTTATCAGTATTAAATGTAACGTACCATGCATTATAAATCGAAGCTGTTACAGTTTTACCCATCTGTCGAGAAGCAAGTACAATGTTAAATCTTTCATTTTGGAAATTACGCAGCATTCGCTTTTGGTATTCGCGAAGTTTTACTCTCTTGATACCATCATCAGTCATTACTACCGCATATTTCTCAGCAAAATATACAATATCAGTTGCACATCTTGCAAGTTCTGCAATTTCATCATCAGTATATTCAAAGACAATATTACCCTTTCTTAAGAATTGCTTACCCTCGTAGAATGGCATCTTAACTTTAGGTCGATACCCTTGGTCAAGTGCTAATAGCAGATCATTGATCTGTTTAGTTGACCAAACAATTCTGTCCGATTCAACTGATCCCTCTTCTTTGGGGATCCATCTATTATCTCCTACATAATCGCTCATTCTTCAGTTTCGTCGATTTCAACGTCTGTTATTTCATCTTCAGGCGTTCCATTCTTAATTCCGGCCTGAATTGCCGCCATCAAGTCTTTAGTTCCTCTTTGAATATTTTTATTACCAGTGTCTCCTCCGCTTTCTTCAATTTCTCGAGTATCATCGCGTTTCTTATAGATTTCAATGTCGCGTGCAATTCTCTTCGTTGATTCTTCAGCTGCCATTAAGTACATTGTTTGTGACTTAATAA